CGTGGTGAGCACGCCCTGGTTGTTGTCGGCGAACAGCCAGGGTCGCCCGGCGTTGGCCGCTATCTGGTCGGACAGGGGGAAAGACCCGAGCAGCGCGGTGACGTCAGCGAACTGGGCGAGCCATTTGACCGCGCCTGACGCTACGTCGTCCACGCAGGGTCAATCGCCTCCGGATCTGGGGCCGAGCCCGCCGGACGGGGCGACGCCGCCCTTCCAGTCCGTCACCCAGTCCCAGAAGGCCTGGCGCACCCCGCGCTCGAAGACGGGACCGCCGCCGGTGCCGGGCGGGCCGAAGAAGTAGTGGCCACCAGGCGTCGGGTGGTGCCTGGTCGGCGAGTCGCCCCGCGCCAGCTCGTAGATGCCGGGGATCCGGGCGAAGTCGATCTCCCCGGTCCAGGTGAACTTGTCGAAGCTGGACTGCGGGTGGCCGGAGGCCTTCAGCGCCCCGGTGATGACGTGCACCTTCGCCTCGGTCATCGAGTAGCCCAGCAGCAGGGCCGCCTCCATGGCGGCGATGGTGCGGGCGTCCGGGCCCCGGGCGAGGCGGTCAAGCTCCTCGCCTGCGCCGTCCAGGTAGACGACGAAGTACTCAGCCACCGGGCTTCCCGGTCGGCCAGTCGGCGGGCCACCAGCCCGGCAGGGTGACCTCGAACGGGGGAGGAGGCCAGGCCTGTTCCGCCTGGTGCTTGAACTCCCGGATGTCTGCCAGCGGATTCGCCTCCGGGTGCCACCACGGCGCGCTCACGGCGTGCTCCCCGGGAACGGGGTGGGGCTGCCCGGCTTCAGCTGCTGGCTGACCTCGATGACCTGGACTTCGACGTGGTGGCCGCCGATCATGTCCTGAGCCACGTCGGGGATCGGCCGGATCTCGAACGTGCCGAAGATCGGGCCGGCCACGCACTGCAGCCGGTCGCCCGCCAGCACCAGCGGGATGTTGGTGTCGGGGTCGACGGCCAGGTCGTAGTAGCAGACCCCCACCCGGTCGGGGGCGCGGCCGGCCACCATGGGCGCGGGCTGGTCTTTGCCCGGGCGGACGAACAGCAGGTCCAGGCGGCACTGCAGCAGCCCGGGCTTGCCCAGGATGGGGTCGACGACGGAGTTCACCGGGCCCCAGCCGAGCGTCATCCCGCCGCCCGCGCCGAGCGTCTGGGTGGAGCGCCGCACCTGGCAGGTGGAGGTGTAGAACATCCGCATGCCGGCCTGGCCGGGCGCGAACCGGCTGTAGGGCAGCGGGGAGGTCACCAGTTCACCCGCCCGTAGACGATCAGGTCGCCGAGGATGAACAGCGTCGTGAGCGCCCCGGTGAGCAGTGCCATCCGCGCCAGGTCGAAGGCCATTGCCCGCGCCCAGGCCCTCACGGCGTCACCGTGCTGTAGACGACCAGGCAGTACAGGAGGTAGACGACCGCGACGGCGGCGACCGTGCCGAGGACGGCCAGCACGGTGCTGACATCCGGGCCGTGCCGCTCAGCGGAGCCGTGCCGCGGGCCAGGTCGGCCCCGCTCGACGCGGCTCAGTCCGCGGTGCGCCATGTCACGCAATCCTCCAGCCGCCCCCGTGGGCCACGTTCCAGAGCCTGCCTCGCACGCCCGGCGGCCAGTACCACTGGGTGGCGACGCCGGCCGGGGCAGAATACTGCCACAGCCTGTTCACGGCCGCCGCGTCCAAGTGTCGCTCATGCCCTAGGGAATCGGAGCGCTGAATCTCCGAACGGGGATGCCGAGATCCTCAGCGTAGTTCGCGCAGTGCACCGACCCGTGCGTGCCGTGGTAGAGCAGCTCCCGGTCGGGCTTCTGTCCGATGCACGACCGCCGCTCGCAAGGCAGGATGAACGCCGCGCACCCCCACGCGCCCAGCCGCGCCATCTTCTCGCTACGGCGCAGGCCAGCCGCGCGGTCGAACGAGCCGCGGGGGTACCAGTCGACCGGGTGCCGCTCCGTGCCGCCGCCCAGCGTCTCGTCCCAGCAGGCCTCGCACAGCAGGTCCGCGCCGCGCGGGCAGGCTCCGTGCACCAGCAGCGTGTCCGGGTCGTACGCCCACACCGCCTTCAGCACGCGCCAGATGAGCGCGGCGTCGTCCCAGTCCTGCGAACCGGTCACCAGGAGACGGCGACGGGCCAGTCGCGCGAGCACGTCGCCGTGGCAGGGCTCCGGCGCGCACCAGCAGCCGAGCGTCTTCCCGTGCAGCTCGGGCACCCGCGCCAGCAGCTCCGGGGTGCGAAGCAGGTACGCCTCGTACTTGGCGATGACCTCCGAGCGGGTGCCGTCCGCACCGATGGCGTAGGGGTTCCCCCACGGCCCCGGACGGCCGATGTAGACGTCGTATGGCTCCTGCTTGCAGTGCACAACACGCATGCCCTGTACTACGTGTCAGACCCCAGGGTCCATCGGGAAGCTCTGCGCGTTGACGTCGAACCACTGCATGTCCATCTGATCCCGGTCGGCCGGCCCGGTGAGCACCATACGGCCCTCCCGCGGGTCCCACTTGATCTCCACCTGATCGCTGCGCGAGTGCCGCTCGAACCCGGTGATCTGCCCGAAGTACACCCCGTCCAGCGACGACCGCTTGGCCAGCCGGCGGATCGCCAGGTCGAACATGTCGACCCCGGTCTTCTCCGAGGTGACTTCGATCGCCTGGGCGTTGCGGGCCATCTCCTGGACCGGCTTGGAGTAGGAGTAGGACCCGATCGTCTCGTTCTGCAGCGGGCTGGCCATCACCTGCTGGTAGGGCCAGCGCAGGTACAGCCAGTCCGCCATCGCCATGACGCCCATGTTGGCGAGCTGCTGGTAATCAGCGCTCATCCCGGCGTAGTCGGCGACGGTGTTCTCCGACAAGATCGTGAACATCATGGTGGCCTGCAGCAGGGCCGAGTTGGCGTAGCCGGTGTAGCTCTCCACCGGCCGTCCGGTGTAGTTGGCCAGCTCGGAGACGGTGGGGACAGGCCAGGTCATCCGGCATCCCGCAGCTCAGCGAGGATCTTCCGGAACTCGGGCCTGTGCCTGTCCCGGACCGAGGCGCGCGCCAAAGCCTGCGCGTTCGCGGACTTCTTACCGGCGGCCCGGTACTCCCGGTAGGCCCGGAGCCGCTCCTGCGGGTACCGCGCGCCCAGTCTGGTCAGCGCGGTGATGTAAGAGCGCATCGTCTCCTGGCGGCGCTCCCGGTTCTCCGCGTACCAGGCGTTCGATCGGGCGCTCACAGCTGCCTCGCGAACGCCAGCTTCGACAGCTCGTGCCCCTCGTCCAGGATGAGGGGACGGCCGGTGCCCTGGGCGGTCATGTGCATGGCGTGCACCTGGCTGCCCGCGTTCGCCCACAGCACCTGCACCCGGGCGTCGCCACTACCCCGCGGCGAGACCGGCACCACCGCCACCTGGTGGCCTGCCTCGTCGGTGACGAACAGGTTGAAGTCGGCGTACTTGAACGTCTCGATGTCGGTGATCGGCGTCGGGTAGTGGTGCACCCCCGCGCCGTGCGGCATGACCCCGCAGTGCAGCCCGGCGGACAGCGGCACGCTGGCGTTGCAGATGCTGTCGGTCCACGCTGCCACCCCGGCCGCGTCGGTGATGGGGGTGGCGAGCAGCTCGGTGATGCCCAGCTCGTCGGCCGAGCCGGGGAAGGCGGCGTACAGCCGGGCGGCGACGGCGCGCAGCTCATCGACCTTGACCGGATCGGCGCAGAACTGGGCGCTCCACTCGATGCCGGCCAGGTTCCGGACGAAGAACCAGCCAGCTGAGTCTTTCAGCCAGAGTCCGCCTCCGTGATGATCTTGTATCGGCGGCGGCCCGTAGTACGTGCCCGCGCCGGTCAAGGTGTGCAGCCGGGCGCGCGAGCGCTGGTACTCGGGCGAGTCGGAGCGCGGCGGATGATCCGGTATCTCGATACCCCAGCCGTGGTCCTCGTGCTCGGTGTGCTCGCTCACGCCCCGGTAATCGGCGTGTTGGCCGTCGCGTACAGGGGGACCGTGCCGTTATAGGGGGCTGTGCCGTAGGTGGCCCAGGGGAGGAAGAACTGCCACTGGTCGGTGATCTCGCCTCCGAGGGAGACGGCCGCCTCCCAGAACCAGAACCCGGTCCGGCCCTCCACCTCCAGCCCGGCGTTGTCGGTGGCCAGCAGCTGCAGCGGGGCCCCGGCCTGCGACAGCAGCTGGCCGGCGACGATCTCGGCGGTCACCGGGAGGGCCGGGGTCACCGCGGGCACCCCGGAGGCGTACACGGGCTGCGAGGGCGTGAACGTGACCGAGCCCGTCATCGGCTGGCCGGTGCCGTCCTCGAACGTCCCGGTGACCACCACGTAGTTGAGCGCCGTCACGCACCGGTAATCGTCCCGGTTAGTAGAAGTTGAGCATCGGGACCGCCCGGCCCCGACGGCGCTCCGCGTCCTGCGCCCGCGCCAGCTCCTCCTGACCCGGCACCGGGACGGGGACCGGGTTATCCTTCGGCCCCGTCATCAGCTGCTCGAAGCTGCCGGCCGCGTCGGCGTAGGGGCGGCCGGGCCACGGGCCCTGGTCGAACTTGTGCTCGCCGTACCTGTCGATCTGCTCGAACCGGGACAAGGTGATCCACTGCCGGGCCTCCGCCCAGCGCGGGTGCTCCGGGCCGATCTCCAGCTCCTGCCCCCGGAACCAGACCTCGCCGAACGCGGTGAACCCGTCGGCGATGAAGTGGATGAGGACCGCCTCGCCGTCGGTCGGGACGAACTCCGGCTGCGCCTGCTCGAACCGCCGGGCGGCGGCCACCGCGGCGGCGTGCTGGCGCTCGCGCTCGGCCCGCTCCTCCGGCGTCAGTTCCGCAGCCGGCTTCGGCCGGGTCACCTGGCCGGGGGCGGGCTGCTGCGCGTCCATCGACAGGCCGCAGTGCGCGCAGAACCGGGCCCCCGGCACGTTAGGGTGGCCGAGCAGGCAGGCGGCCCCGGCGGCGGAAGGCACGGAGTTCGCTCCCCGCTCGCCTGCCGTTCCTGCCGGAGTTGAACCGGTCTCCGCTCTTGCCTGCGGGTTGGCCGGGGCCGCGCTGGGGCACAGGCGCTCGGAGGCTGCCACCACATCGACGACGGCCTGGTGACCGCTGAGTCCTGCCATGCGGGGGGAATCGGCAGAGCGCGCCCGCAGAAGCTGCCCGGCGGGCGCGCTCTGGATCCGTCGCAACCGCCATCATGCTAACTGGAAATCGGGAGGGACGGATAGCGGCTCTGCCTGACCGTTCACATCGGTCAAAACCAAACGAACTGCGCCAGGCCAGCAGTTTGCCTCCGCCCCTCCCTCATTCCCGGTACCGGGTCCAAGAGATGAAGCCCGTGCCGCGGTACACCCAGTACTACGTCCGGACGCGAAAAGACCCCAGCCGCCATAGCCGGGGTCCTTCCTGGGTCAAGCTCGATGACAGAAGACAGCCTAGCTCACGGGGGTGACAGCCTGCAGCGGTCGTCGGGCTAGGAGGTCCTCAATGCGCGGCCGCAACAGGGTCGATCGTTCGGCCCTGGCCATCCAGATGTTGCAGTTGTAGCAGGCCAGGCCGCGCACGCACGCCGGGCATGCCTTCTCCGGGGCGTGCCCCTGGTCGCATACGTGGTCGTGCTCCACCCCAAGGCGCATGAGCGTCCCGCTGGCGTGGTGCTTGACAGTCTCCGGGAACCCGCAGATGTAGCAGAGGCCCTCTTGCTCGGCCAAGAGCCCGTCATACTGTGCAGGCGTGATGCCGTACCGGTACCTGAGCTTGGCTTTACGGACGCTCTCTTTCCCGGCCTCAGTCCGCTGGTAGACAGCGGTTCTCTCGTTTCGACGCTGCTTCGCCGGATCGGGCTGGGCCTTGACGTAAGCGGCAACCTTGACGACTATGCATGCCTTGCAGCGGCGCTCTTTACCGTGCGGCCCGTTCCCCGGCCCAAACTCATGCCACAGCTTGAACGCGTGCCCGCAGTTCCCCTCACCGCTGTAGGCGCACTCCCGGCCTTCGGTCGTCACCAAGCGGCGGTGCCTCAGCTCGACGCCCTGAGCTTTGGCCTGTCGTGATCGCTGCTGCCGCTCTGCGGCTGTCATTGCCATACTGTCACAATAGGGAGGGCCCAACCTCTTGTCAAGAGTCAAGAGGTTGGGCCCTGCGGCTTCGAGCTTGGACTAGTCTACCGTCCCTGCTCCGCCGTTGTAGTAGCCGGTTGGGGCACTCTGGCCGTTGCTAATCACGTTCGTCGCGACCAGCATCTGCTCGGGGCGAGTCACGATCGGCAGCATATGCCATTCCAAAAGATATTGCCGAGCGCTCGGATCTTTTTCTTTCCAGGTCTTCGCGTACTTCCCGGTGAACCCTTCCGGCGCTTCGTCATCAGCCGTCGGGCCCACCAGCAGCTCGATCGGGCGCTGGTCGGTGTAGTTGCCCAGGTAGAGCTGACCGTCCGGCACGAAGAAAGTCAGGTTCCCGAGGTCAGATTCGAAGACCTGCTCGACCGTGTTCCAGACCAGGCCCATGAACCCGGTCATGATGCCGGTCGAGTAGAACTCGTCTTTCATCCGGTCCGACAGCATGGTGGCCGGGATCGACACGGTGGACGCCTGCGTGGCGGACACCCACGCCTCCATCAGGCCGGCCATCGTCACCGAGGTGGCGAACACTTCCTTCGCCGGCACGCGGCCGTGCACCTGCAGCAGCCGCTTCCAGGACCGCACGTCCTCGATAATGTTCACCGGGGTGGCGTAGGTGATGGTGCCGCCGGAGGCGTTCAGCCGGGTGGCCGGCTGGCTGAGGGTGGCAGCGCCGCCCGCCGCGCCGCTGTTGGAGCTGACGCCGCCGGTGGTGTAGTAGCCGAGCGCGGTGTTGGTCACCCACGCGACCGCCGGGGTGACGAAGTGGCTGGACGGGAACTTGAAGTCGACCGTCGCCTGGATGTCCGCGTAGTTGTACTGGATCGCCCCGCCCAGCGCCTGCCAGCAGGTCCATTCGGCGAAGTTGTCGAACCTCATGTTGAGGTCGTTGATCTCCCGCAGGACCGCCTTCTCGGCGTTGATCTGGGCGATCTCGCCCGGCGTCCGCAGCCAGTGCAGGGTGGTGGGCTCGAAAACCTTTTTCTCCCGCAGGTACAGGAAGCTGGCCGACTCCTGCGAGCGTCCCAGGCGGGAGACGATGTGCGCCTCGGAGTTGGGCACGTTCGGCTTGGCGACCGCGCGGCTGCCCTTCACCACGTCCCAGGTGGCGGACGGGAAAGGCCACGGGGTCTGGTCGAGCCGGTTCAGCAGCAGCAGGGTCTCCGGCGTCACGAACTTTTCGACGACGCGGGGTTAAACCCCTGAGAACAACCGGCTCAAGCAGGCTGATATCAGGCATTTGGGCGTCACCTCCTTCGGTTCGCCGGCCCGCTTAGGGTCAGCAACGCTGTCAGGTTCCACAGCGACCCGGGAGTCCGAGCCCGGCCTGCGCCGCCCCATCACAGGGCCACATGGCTGGCCTAGACGCTTGCGCGCCTGCCTCGTCTAATCGGCAGGAGCCTTCGACGTAGTACTAGGCATGAAGGTCTCCGGAG